ATGAATCTTTGGGCTTTCATACCACTTTTCGTTGCTTTCGCGTTCTATCTATTGGGTCCGTATTTTGGATTTACGGCGGTACAATCACTTGGCTACCTTTCACTAGTCTATACACTACTAGCAGGATTTAATTTAGTAAAAGGGAAATTTCAGTTAGCAAAAATCGGTAAGAAAACTATAGATGTTTTTACATGTACTAGTATTGCTGTTAGCCTAACTGCTATAGGATTAGGTGTTTATACTCGTACGATAGACACACATGACTCTTTAGTATATGCGATAATCATATTCATGTTTGTATGGTTAGTAGTTAAAGAGTTCAAAAGCAAAAAAGCCCCGTAACGGGGCTTTATCTTATCCACAACTCATTATTAAAATCTCAGCATTACCATTAAAAGGATATTATTAGTTTGGAATAATAATTTCAAGATGAAATAATTGGAGCTAACAAAAACATTCCATTTTTTCTAGTCTTGACATAAAATGTTCAAAACTGTGTTGTAAAGCATGTAGGGTATTAATATAAATGAATATAAAAAGAATTCAGCTTTCTCGCACCATCTGCTTTTTTGCAGGTATATTAGTACCAATTTATGCAGATATGTTATTCATTCATGATTTTGATAGCTCTACTGTATCAGCTATTATGGATACTATAATGGCTGGAGCTGCTGGGTATACTGCGTTAAAAGTTGGTAAATGGCTTGATACTAAACTTAATGATAAGGCATTCGAAGAGGCAAACTATTTCTTAACTAGTTTAATTGACGCTAGAACAAAAGCCTTTGAAATTAGTAGAAGCATTCAGCAAATCTACGATCATGCCGGTTCAAAAGACCGTAATCATATTGATAACAAGTATAATAGATTACGTATGAGTACAAAGGAACTTTTGACAAATTATGAAATTCACATCACACAGTTAAACTCAAAACTATCCCTGATTCGTGTTTGGGGATTAGAAGTAAAACCAGATAAAAAAGAAAATCTTGATGAAATCATTAAAAATAGCATTGTTTTTCTAGAAAAAAGTGAAGAGTTACTTGAAACTCTTCATGATGTAAATGGTATGGCAAGGAAAAGAGGGTATGAATTTAAATTCATAAGCTACAATACCCTTTTTGCAGTGACCCAAATCTTACCTGAAATGTGGTTTACCTCATGGAAAGGTTTATTTCAGATAGCCAAAAAGAATCCTACTTCTAACGAATGATAGACAGAAATATTCAAAGTAAAAAAAAGCCCCGAATTGGGGCTTTTATTAACTACCACCAACCATGATAAGCAAAATTTGTAGTAATTGACCTAATGGCACTTGAATTACCACAATACCAAACGCGTCTAGTACTGGTACGATAATCCAATTGTAGAAGATAATGATAGTTAAAACGAATCCTAGGGCATTTCGCCAGTGAAACGAAACACGTTCAATTTCTTCTTTGTTTACTTCTATTTGCCCTTCGGCATTTGTTTTTTCTACTTCTTGTTCTACGGTTTTCTTCTTAATGAAAAAATCCATACCTTTTGAAAGTAGTTCCATAATTATACTAATCATTCTATGATCCCTACACAATACGCCCAAATGGGCTTTCCTTTTACAAATACTCTAGTAGAACCGATTACATATACTTTCATTACATCATCATGTAATGACCATTCCAGTACTGTACCTTCTGCTAGGTTTTGCTCTTTATCAAAACATACATTCATATAGCTATTACACTCAAATGTTACTTGTTTTAAAACCTTTTTAAATTTCTTACCTAAAAAACAAATATCCATTGGCATACTGTTAGCTACGGGTGTTAGCCCTTCCAATTGGATATATGGTGTTAGATCACCAAAATGTTGTTCCATATTATTCATATTAATTCCTTTTCATTTTAAACGTACCGCGTACATCTTTAATTATTAAGATTGCTCCCTTCTCGGCATTACGATAGAAGTCATAGACCATCTTGCGGCGTTTACTCTCACGTTTACCGATTACGCGATCTTCTCGCTTCTTGGCCTTAACATCTATGAGGCGTTCTTTACCTCGTTTTTTTACTATCTTATAACGGTTATTAGCTAGGTTTCGTTTTAGTCCTGCGATGTTACCGTTCTTATCTAAACGTGCCGTACTTGTCGGTACTAACTTACTAATTGATTTTGGTTGTACGAGGATTTCATATAGGTACTTGGCCTGTATATCCTTAATAAGAATACTAGCAGTAACACCACCGCGTGAACGGCTATATAGGAATAGTACTGCACGGTTTGTAAATGGTACTGCTCCTTTATCTACTGAGGCACTTAGATCTGTTTGCATCTTTTGCGATAGCTTACGAGTATCTTTGATGATCTCGGTAATCACTTCTTCGGTTAACTTCTTTCCCTGCTTATTAATATATTCTTTAGTTTGTTTTAATCCATTAACCTTGATTTTCATTCTCATAGTAACACCTCTATTAACTGCTGTATGATCTTGAATGTAGCCCCGTTATCCTTCGGTAGTCTTGCCTTTGTCATTATTGCTTTATTGAGACAATCACTACGGGAACCAAATAGACCAATCAAAGTAGCTTCTACTACTGCTGCCTGATTTGCCGTTGGGAAACACCAGAGTAGATACTTTTCATAATCTTCTCCGTTATCGATCATAGTATTTACTGTTTTGCTGCTACTGGTATATATAGGCCAGTTAGATTCTTTAGTACTATCTCGTAGTTTCTTAACGTCCTTAATACCCTTGTAAACCTGTTTCATACCAATATAAAAACCATCTTCAAACTTCATCAAGTAGACAAAAGCGGCGTACCTTCCAGAGTTGATATCGTCTACTTCCCATTCATTGGGGTTATACGCTTTCCATTCCATAAATATTCCCATAATAAATTAACTATAGGAATATTTAGTAATGGCAGATATAAAAGAGCGTTTACGTATATATGAAGGTTCATTAGAGTACCAAAAATTTAAAGGTTATTACCGTTCGGGTAAGTTCTATCCATATAAGGATTCAGAAGGTTTCATGACAGTAGGTTACGGACACCTAATACAGAAAGGTGAAAATTTCAGTACTGGATTGTCACCAATTGAAGCAGATGTATTACTAGCCCATGACATAGAAAAAGCAAAATCAAATCTACGTACTCTTGGGTTAGGTAAACTACCAACTGATATTGAAGATTATCTAATCATCATGATCTTTCAATTGGGCCTTGGTGGGGTAAAACAATTCCGCAAACTACTTGCGGCAGTTAAGGCAGGTGATCGTGATGGAATTCGACGTGAATCGGTAGATTCTAAATGGTATCGTCAAACACCAAATCGCGTAATCGATATGAATAATCAATTGAATTGGAAATAAGAAAAGGGGCATTAAGCCCCTTTTTGATTTTCTAGAATTGTTAGAATACGTTCTATCTTTAAATCTAGGTTGTGTATCTGACCCTGTAGACTTTTAATAGTATCTTCTAGTTCATCCTGCCCTTTTTTAAGACGTTGAATCTCGGTATCATGTACTTCAACTTTTGTTTCCATCTTACTTACTCTCGTAATAAGCTCATCCACTTCATCATTCTTATCTCTATAAATCGCATAGATTAGAGCAATTCCTGAAAAAATTAGAGCGGTGATTTCTACCCATCCCATATATAAACCTTTTGTTATGTTATTTTTTTAGTAGCCCGTAAAGCTCGCCAATGCAATTTGAAAACCATTATTACCCATAGCTTGACGATAGGTTTTTTGATATTGATTTACATATTGTAATGAAAAACTAGTACTGCTATTTCTTCTTATTAAAAGTCCAGAATATCCCACTACCGTACCATCATCACTTACGTTACCAGGACATTGACTAATACATATCCACGGATCAGCAAATGAAGTAGTTAATGTTAGTACCGTACCCAAATCATGAGAGGATGGAACCGTAAAGAAATCTCTAATACGGGGCATAGTACCAGCACTTGCCGCCGTCCAAACTAATTGACCTGATGCATTATATACATCAAGATAACCAGATGTTAAGGCAGTAGTATTACTGGATAACATAAATCTACCTGTACCTGCTTCATACATACTAGATCCTGGAAAACAGTATCTACCATTAGATTGTAGTTGGAACCATCTTAAACCCGTATTTGGGAAGAAATTCATTACTAAACTACCTAATGTACTACCATTACCAAAAGCACTATTAATACGGTATGCGTTAACATCCGTTAATGTACCCATAGCTTTTACGCTACTCATAACTACCGATCTATTATCAGAATCGATAGTTAAAGCACCTGCTGAATTATAGACTTGTAAGCCTGACATACTATTTCCTTAGTTCTCAAATTTGTATATATCAAATGTTAATGTTTGTGCTGCTACCCCACTAACAGGTAGATACTGTACTGAGAAGGAATTAGTACCAGGAATACAGTAAAACTCATTCCAAAATTGATTAGTACGCATCACTGCTAACCATCCAGTAGGACGCATACCCGTATATGCTACGTTCCATGCCGTTGTACTACCTGCGGCTACTGATAGATTAACTGACCCCATATAACGCATGTTATAATCACCCAAATCTACTACCAGTACTCCGGCGGCATTCCAGCACTGTAAACCCTGTGCCATATCCTTTCCTTTTTATTATTTATTCATACTAATTCTTAGCTTGTTATTGTTATCATAAACCTTAATAGTATTGTTATTAATTAACATATAACCATTATTAATTACAACCTTGATAGTTGAATTGTAATTTTCACTTTCTTTTACCATTGTAATAATCCTTAATAAATGGGCCATTATTGACCCATATTATTTATTACCATAGTCCCATACGTACACGTAGAACATTATTATTATCGAAGATCTGAATAAGGTTGTTATTGATAACCATTCGACCAGTACCACCAGTACCGTTAATATAGAATGTACCTGCTTTATTCATCTGCCACCCTGTTTGGTTTGCTACATAGTTATTACTCTGTATAGTTGCCCCAATCTTAGCGTTAGTAATCTCACCATCAATAATCTTAGCCCCGTTAATACTTGCGTTTGCTATCTTGGCATTCGTAATACTTGCGTCGGCCAGATATGCCGTACCAATACTGGCTTGTTGTATCATTGCCGTTTTCAAGTATGTAGTACCATTCACGATAGCAAATGGGGCAGTACCACCCACTGTTGCCGTATCCGTTCCCGATACGATAAACTTATTTGCCGCAAAATAGATAGCACTGTTATTATTAGCACCACCTGCTACTAAGCGGAAACCAGCTACACTACCATTAGCATTAACCGAAAGTGAGTAACTCGCGTTAACTTCGCTCTTGGTTGCCTTAGTTGCCATTTCCTGATTCACACTAGCAATAGATGAATCAGTACTAGATTTTAGCTGTGTGATCGCGGTTGTCTGTGCGGTGTTATTATCTACTACGGTCTGGTTAAGGGTTGTAATCTTAGCCGTGTTACCGTCTACGGTGTTCTTAAGGGTATTAACCTGTGTATTTGTATAGGCATTACTCTGATTAACCGCACTTGCTAATGTATCATCAATGCGTTTATCAAGATCTAAAATATTATTAATCTCGGTAGCATCTTCTGCCGTGAATTGATATTTCGAGTTGATACTAATTGATTGTTCGGGAGTATAGATAATTCCATCTTGTCCGAAGATATCAAAGAAACCAATCTTAACTTTATAATCACCATCAACAATATTTGGTACTGAATCGAATTCGGGTTTATTCGAGATATATAGTCTGCTTACGGTTCCCGAAGTCATCGAGATTACACAACCAGCATAATCACGTTCGGTTGAAGCAGTCCATGAAACGAATAGATTGCCAAAACCACCGCCCAATTGCATATTAGTAGCTTGCTTACATTGCTTATTCTCTACGGTAATTTTAACTTCCTGTGAGAATGTACCAGTACTGTAACCCTGTGCGATAATACCGATAGTAGGTTTACGAATCTTAGATTCATTCAAAGCTAACGTATAGTTAAAATTATTATTTTGCGTGTAGAACGTCTTAACTAGTGTAGTACCGTTATAGATATTAATCGTGTAGTACTTGAAATAATCTAGGAATGTACCATTTTGTACTCGTAGGTTCTTCTGTGAATCCCAACGTATATTGAAATCACCAGAATCAGTCTCTAATGCTCCTACGGTTGCGTTAGAGAGTACTACACCTGTTACGGCAGGTAGACCAAAGTTAAATTGGGGAATTAACCCATTTACACTTACACGATTCGATACAAGACCTAAGTTATTATAAGCGGCTACTGAAAAATCATAGGCTACGGTATCGGATAGGCTGAATAGTTCGAATTCAGTTTTCTGTACTGACGTAGAACCCGCATAACTCCAGTCTGTGGCAGACGATAATTTATAGTAGACGTAGTAACCACGTAAGTATGGATCTGGTGAAGCGTCCCAATCCATAGTAACCACTGAACCACTGTTAGCCAATCCTTTACGGTTAACTACAAGATTGGTAGGTGGGAGTACGGTTAATTCTGGGAAATTAATTGTACCACCCGGCGACCATACACCCGGATCGATACCATCATACATAGCATCAGGGGCTTCTACTGCCATGATAGTAACGTAACCAATCTTCTCTTGGTCGGTTGCTACTTCTTTACTTAGTACCTTAAATTTACCATTGATTGCCATTTCATCATTCTTGACATTAATAGCATCCCAAACTTTTAGATCCCATCCTTCGGACGTAGTAAAGCTAATAGTACGTAATGAATACTTAGCCTTTAGTACTTCAACATTTACCATTTTGGCTAATGTATCTTGATCGTATACCCATGAGTAATCGCGGCTTAGGGTGATAACCTGACCATCTGTTTTAATGGCTTCATCTGTCGTAATATCCGAAGGAATACGTAATACATCCGTGGTATACATCGAACCAGTATTAGTATATTTGGCATCAATTGTATTAAAGTAGTCAGTACTACCAGACGTAGAGATACTTAATTGTCCAAACATCGATTTTTCATCAAATGATTGTACTGCTAGTGTTTTACGGTCGGTTGTTACGCAAATCTGCCCCGCATGTACATAGAGAATACCACCAAATGACTGTAGGATTTGTTCTATGTTCTCTTTATAGGTACTCTGATATGAAATAGCACCATTGGCATAGTATTCCATCTGTTCACAATATGCTGCTGCCTCGGTGAAGGAATCAAGATTAATTAGACGTGGTTCAATACCCATTCCATAGACGGAATTAGTAAGATAATCATAGATGATACTCGGCGGGTTTGAAGTCGCAAATTCAGTACCATCAACTAATGATCTGATCACCTGCCCTTTCATTTCACAAGTTAGGGTGAAACGGTCATTGGTTAGGATGTTATTTTCTAATGATTTCTGAGTCTTTTTAATTACTGCCGAAATACTTACAACACCCTTACCTAAAAATTTATCAGTCCATTTAGTACCGGCATACTGTTTAGCAAGTGTCTTTGTAGTAGTGTAATCACCACCAAATCTAACTTCTAATTGTAGGTAGTCTTGATACTTACTCGCGATATTAGCTTTAGGTACTACACCATCTGCCGTAATTGGAATTGCTAACACTGGTTCATTATCGATATAGATTTGTTGAATATGTTTCTCTACACCCGTATAGCATACTGCCTGTTCACTAAAGAGATACTGTGAATCACTGTTTGGGATGTTATACCATGAAACAATTGAACCAGTGAGAATAAAGCTACCACCTGATACGCCGTTCTTATGGGGTAGTTCGCCACCAAATAGTACTGGCAAGCCCGTTACTGGTGAAGTTGATCTACTTAGTGAACTTGATACATCTGCCGCACTTGATAGCCCCACTTGGGCTAACATACTCGTAGCTACTAATGATACTGCCCCTGCTGCGGCTCCCCATCCTGCCGCCGCACCTATTGAACCTGCCGCCGCACCTCCTGAAAAGTATACTGCTACTGCGACTACAATAGCCGTTATGATGGCTCCGAAGATGCCACCGCCCGTAATTTTACCCATTATTCTTTTTCCTTACTCTATAATATTTCCCATTTGTTGGTTTAGCCTGTAATTCAAATCCATCATGGTTTTCATTCACACCTAAGATTCGCCCACTAGTTACTACTGCCATAATTAATGGATTATCTGGATCAAGCCAGATATCACCATCTATAGCGACTTCTACGGGATCACAGTACGCCTCTACTATCTCGCCTGTATGATTCCATCCATCTTTATTTAAACCAGCTATACCCTCTTTAACGCTGCTATATTGGCGATCTGATAGGGTAGTACCCGCAAATAAATCAATGATTTTGAGTACAGAAAGATTACAATCATTAGTACCAAATCCATATGGTTGTTCATATGAGAAGGTAATTATGTCCATTAATTTATTATGATAATCCATTACTTGAATCTCCATGTTTGATCCTGATTGACTTCACCCAATAGGCTAAAATATTCATCACCCATATAGATAGATTGATAAACACCATTTGCTGCTAATAGTGGGGCTTGTCTGTCTAATTTCTTATAGACACTATTAACATAAATGACCATTTCATTTACTTTTTCATTGGGGTTAGCTGATGCCTGAACGTAATCAATAAAGCCCGTAAACATTAGGGTAGAATCGATAACAGTACTATCCCACGGATTCAAGATAACCAATGTGATATTCATTTCTGCTTCTTTGAGGAAACCACCTAACGCCAATGCTCGTACTGATTGGTTAACATTCGATACTTTAAAGTTAATATTGTCATTATTAATTCCCTTCGTTTCTGAGAATGAAGGTACTGAACCCGTAATAATATCGGGAAAACTAATATAACGATTACCATTTAGGGTTACGTCCATTAGTCCATCTGTCCAGTAAAACCCCTGACTGCCTTTTGGTAGAACATCAAAACAAATTACGTGTACGCCAATACTAAACAGGTCTGTTACGCTTAGACGTGTCTTAGTAGTACCACGTACGAGTTTCCAATATCGTAATAGTTCTGGATTAGTAAAAATTGAATCATTCATTATACGATATTCTCCGTAGCTTTTAATTGTAGGGTAATAACGTTCTGTACTGGCATCGTATAATCATTATCTGGATCTAATACGGCTTCTATCATAAGTCCGTTAAAAATGATTGGTTCACTTGCCTGTACATTGTTCTGTAGTGCTGGGAATAGAGTTAAGCTAGTAGCAGTACGGTCGATAATTCGATAAATCTTTTTATGGTTTGTGAATTGAATTAGTTCACCAATCGCCATTGTATTTGTGTTAGTTGTAATTACTCGCGTACCTTTAGTTGCTACTGCCTGACTTGTTAAAGCACCAGTTTGTGTACCCCTGTATGTACTCAAATGTCCTAATGAGAAAGAGAAGATCTTACCCTGTGAGTATTGAGCTAAAAAATTGTTTACTTCCCCAATGTCTTTAGCATTGAAAGATAGTTGAAATTGCATTTCGTAGTATTGAATTCCAGTACTACGCATTATACGCTGTCCTGTCCATGTCTGATTACTGTACATAGGTTCAACACTTTTTAATTGAAAGTTAGTTACCTTCACTTTATTTGTAAAAGTTGCCATAAAAAATCCTTATTCTTTTTCATATGGTATTTATAAAGAAAAAAGGGGCATTGCCCCTTTTATTATGAATTGCGTTGCTGACTACTTCTAACTGCCTGAGTAACGCTATTAGCGTGTTTCTTTAGCATCTCTTGGAACTTAGCATCTGAACCAGCTACATCACCTTGAATAATCAACGGTGCGTTAACCGTAATTTCACCCGCACTTGGATTTTTACCTTGTTCATCTAAGAAAGTGGTTAACTTCTTATTTGCTTCGGGTTGTACTACACGTTCACCCGCTTTCAGTACGAAAGATTTATTATCATAACTAGATGGAAGTTCATCTACGCCGCCGTGGAATTGACCACTTGCCGCACCTTTAGCAGTACTGATAATACTCATACCCAAACTTGCTACCTTTGCGTATGCTGCTAGGCTTGCTGGGAATGGGGTTGCTAATGCCTGTGCTAGACCTGCCTGTATTGATAGAACGGTCTGAGCCATCGTAATACCTTTACTGATCACAAAAGCGGCCTGTGCTGCCCCGCTAGACTCTCCAAAAGCGGCTACCATCGCACCAGATAGTGAAGTTGCCGTATCACTGAATACCTGTAGTTGTGCCTGTGCGTTTTGGTTGCTGATCGTGATTGCCTGTGCGTTATACTTCGCGGTGATCTCGGCTTTACGTTTCTCGTAGTCCTCATGTCCTTTAAGTAGTAGATCATTCTGTGCTAGTTCGGCATTCATTGCCGCCGTGTTATCTGCCTGATCCTGTGCTTGCTTATCTGTTGCCGCACTACTAAATGGGTTATCACCCGAAATACGTTGATTCTGTTGATAAGCTAGGTATGACTTTTGATCACCATTTAAGTTACCACTCGAAATTAGGGAATTAGTATCTAATAGACCTTGATTAGGATTACTACGCCCAATCAAAGAATCAATAGCATCATTCTTTTGTTTATCGGCGGCGGCTTGCTGTTTGATAATTAGAGCATCAATTTCTGCTTGAGATTTTTTTAGAATCTTTCCAGTTTCTTTAATCTTTTTGATAGTTTCCGCATTCATGCGATCCATTTCAGCAAGACGTTTATTATTAGTATCTGTTTCCATATCTACTAACATTTTATCTAATGCTGATTGGGCTGCTACTCTTTCCTTAGTATCTTTATCGATCTGTGCTCTTGCTGCCTTAGCTGCTGCGGCTTGCTGTTTGGCTAATGCGTCGGCTTTCTTCTTGTCTGCTTCGGCCTGTCGTTCATTAAGTGCTTTTAGATCTGCTTCATTTTTCTTCTTATCTTCTGCCGCTTTCTTAGTACGGGCATTCATGCCGTCTATATCTGCTTGGAAATTAAGTAAAGTTGTACGAACATTACTAGTTACTTCTGCCGCACCAACATCGAATTGGTTACGTAGAAATTCTGGAATAACACCATCACCACCAAAGATAAAGTTTTTAAATCCACCTTTTAGTAGTTCTATTAATTCGGTTTGAGTCCAGTCCTTATTCATCCAGTCATATAATGTATTCAATTCATCTACTGTAGGTTTGATGAAGTCATATAGAAACTTTTGCCCCTTCGGTAGTAGTTCGTTTAGATTCTTATCAAACTTCGCAAAGGCATCAGCTACATCATTCGTAATCGGTACTGATTGAGCATTTACGGCATTTAAGGCATCAGTAGCATTATTATAATTATCTAATGTCTCGGTAATCTTACTGGCATCACTGGCTACTGATTCTAGTACAAACTTGATATCGCCAACTGATGCCCCTGCTTTTTTAAGATCATAGTACATTTCAATTACTGACTGAATACCACCATCTTTTGAAGTAACATTTTTAACATAGTTCTTAATGTCTAAACCTGCTGATTTGAGATCATCACCAATACCACCACCATTACGGATACTGTCAGAAAGTTTATCTAATGTGTCCTGGTTAATATCGGCAAACTTTTCAGCACCTAATCCAGTTTCACGGAATGTTTTATCTAACTGCTGTAGCTGTTGTACGGACAAACCAGATTGTTTACTTAACTGATTTAATTCACGTGCTGCGTCATTTAGTTTTAGTATGAGTCCTGCTAATGCCGTAACACCTAACCCAATACCAGCACTCATGGAAGTTAGACCAGCACTAAATCCACCTAATCCAGATCCTGCCTTACCAAAAGCATCACCTAAACCACCACCAACTTTTTTACCAAAAGAATCTAATTTCTTTTCGGAATTGCGTAGAGTACGATTAAGTGCTGAATCATCAGCATCTATATCGAACCTAATTCTATTATCATTTGCCATTATTTTTCCCTAATGCCTGTTTCTTAATTAGTTCCCCAAAGGCTTTAATACTATTAGTACTTGCTTTCTCGTTTTCCTTTTCACGTGCCTTGATTCGTTCCCTGACTGTTAGTGATGAATCTGATAGGATGTTAAGGAAATCAAAATCTTTAGGTTTGAGTTTCTTTTTGTGCTCCGGCGATATATTAGGATTATTCAGTACTTGATTCATCGAATTATACGAATGGAACCACATATCAATTTCAGTACCAGACGGTTCTACATAGGTATCATATATCATCAACATTTCTAAGATATCGGGATCTAGTTCTTCAAACTCATAAGGCGAAAGACCCCTTTTATTAACCATCTTACAAAAGTATTTTAATTTATCGTCGGTTCTTACTTTTTTTCGATTTCGTCTTGTGCGTTTTCACTACCAAATAGTTCTACTACTGATTTCACTAGCTCAGTTACAAATACGTTATCGATAGAATCAATATTAATTCGACCATCAATATCTTCAGTACTGAAAATTGGATCACCGTTTTCATCTTTAACACAATGTAATAAAATCGCTGCGTTACTAACTAAACATGCTTCAAAATCACGTACGGTAGGACGATGAATATAGAATTCTACTTCTTCGATAGTTACCTTATGTAGTTTTGGTTTTAGTTTGTTTTTGATTTCTTCGAGATTCATTATAATTTCCTTATTAAAAAAATGGGAAGGTCTAAGCCTTCCCTATATTTATTATGGTTGTTCTGGTAGTAGACCGGATTTGATTGCCGCACCATCTACAGCTAGGTTGAAAGACTTAGTTACTACTGCGTCTTTGTCACCAGCCACGGTAGTACTAGATACGAAACAGGTATAAACGATATATACACCAGTTGTATGTGTAGCATCTTCATAGTAAGAGATACGTACTTGACAGCGTTTCTGCTCGTCTGCGAGTTGCTCTAGTAGTTGGTGTACTTCATCATCTGGAAGATAGTTAACCTGTAGTTCGATATCTGGAATTGATTTAGTACCCAATAGTTTACGATTATACGCACTATTAAATGTTACTACGTCAATTACAGTAGATTCAAAACCGGAAGTAGTGAATGTACCAACTTCGGGAACTTCTTTGAAATCAGTTGCTAGTACTGTACCTGCTGTACCTACTTCTACTTTTAGGTTAGCACCACTAAAAATGTCCATTGCCATTATTTTATTTCCTTATATAAGAGATTAAACGGGTAAGGCTATACCCGTGTTATATTTATTTATTCATTAGTTGTTTTACTAAATCGGTTAGTTTATCGATTTGTGCTTGTTGTACTTCAAGCTGTATACTTAGTTCTTTATTCTGGGAAGTTAATTCCTGAATTGCCCCGAAAGTATCAGATAGTAATGCCGTACTTGAATAGTTTAGATAGTCGCATCCTTCAACACGGAATGTATATAGGTCGTCTACTTCTGCTAATTGCTGGGCGATGAAACCGCGATCACGGCGTTCGTCAGCATCCCATGTAAATTCTACACAACCGATAGCATTAATACGTTCTAACGCACCTTTTTTAGCTTCAACTACATCAGACTTCAATTTAATATCTGAGGCAACTTGTTGTACTGTTCCCTGTGGTCCAGTAATAGTACCGTTGTTATTTAACGTCATATTATAAATCGTGCCAGAACCAGTACCATTAGAACGGGCTGATAACATTACTGTACCGTTATCGTAGAGATATAATGTGTTATTAACACGTGAGTTTGTTAGTACTAATGTATTATCAGAACCACCATTACCCACGTACCAACGACGTTTTGTTACATCAGAATTATTTTCTAACATACCCATGATGTAACATGCCTGACCTGTCGGTGCTACCATACGTAGAGCTTCACCATTCTGTGTTATTTGTACCTGATTATTCAATGTACTAACACCATTGGTATAAAATGTTCCACCAACCGCAACGGAATTTGTAAAGCTATTATTTGCAGAACCAAATGCTAATGTGTTGGAAGCACGTGTATAGTTAAGAATATTAATACCACCAGTACTATCAACATTTAAACGGAAGTTACCACCATCACCAACAAATAGATAAGCAGAACCACCCGCATCAGTTTCGGCAAATCGTATTGTTGGGTTATCAGAACGAATTTCTAACGGATTTGCTGCTGTATTAGCAATTGAACCCGTAAAAGTAGTAACACCCGTAAAGTTATTTGCTAAATTAGTATGTGCTACTGGATTCCATGCCGTGGTTGCTCTAGGTGTCTGTGGATCATTAGACAATAGGAAACGGCTATACATTCTACCGCTTGTATCCAACCATGATTGACCAATGCGATTATCTGCATAAGACGATTGGAAACCAACACCATTAATTGGTGCCCATGCGGTGTTACCGTCAGAATCACCATAGAAACCACTTGCGGAACTTGTAGGACGAACATTAATTGAATTACCTACTCCAAAATCCCCAACTTTTAAATATTTACTCCATGCTGTCCACGAGAAAACAGTGTTATTAATATAAAATTTTGTACGCGTAAAAACATCATTCGTATTATATGGGTAGAATATCTGAGTACATGCCGTTGGGTTATTTGCTGCGTTTTGCATTACCACTAATGACCCTGCGGCCTGAATTGGGTAATTATTGGCTGGGGTTGCTGCGGCACTTGCGGCACAGAAATAGAATCCAGGATCTGACAAATCATCTAGGTTAGTAGCTGCCGTTAATGTACTACGTATAAATGGCATTACACCTAAGTTAGCACGAGCCTGTACTACATCACTCGCACCAGTACCACCATGAGCGATAGCAAGATCGGTAGTAAGTGTTAGGTTTGGCATTGATACCGTACCTGCGGTGATACGTAGATCACCTAATGCTGCGGCTGATGTACTACCACCTGATACCTGAATACGAGCATCATAATCTGTAGCACTACCAGAGCTATGTAGATCGATATATGTAGTACCTGCCGTGGTTGTAGAGCCAATTTCAATACCATTAGCAGTTACACCACTAGTTGCCGCAAAGGTATTCTGTGGTCCGGTAAAATGTTGGTTATTAGACCATGAGTTAACACCACTCATTAATGGAACGTTTGCCCCACCAGTACCGATATTCTGTACTGCTGCGGTGCCTAAACCTAAGTTAGTACGAGCGGTTGCTACATTATTCAAATCAGATAGATTACTACCAATCTTTAGTTGAGCATCATTAGTAACATTACCTAAACCTACATCACTTTTAGTAATCGAAATATTACCACTTAGGGCTTTACCATTTACTGTTGTAGTTTTTGGTACATATACAGTACTGGTATTATCAATTGCCGTATCTACTTCACTCTTCGAATAAACATCTATGTTAGTACGAGCTACTGCCTTATCGCTTAGATCACTAAGGTTATTTGTGATTGATAGCGATCCAGTGTCAGTACTGTTTAGTGTGATGTTTGCTGCGAGAGATTTGCCATTTACCGTACGTGTAAGGGGTACATAACGCCCGTCCATTTGGGTAGCAGTATAGATACGTGTCCACGCTGTTGTGGCGTTCTTGGCGTATACCGCTAGTGTGCCTGTTTTACTTACGGCGATAGCAGACGTAGTAGAACCATCAACAAAGCCTACTCCCATCATATCCGCACTTAGTGGATTACCTGCTTGTGCTGCTGGGATTTTAATAAATGAATTACCTGCGGGAGTACTGGTAGTGTACTGTGGTACGTCTGTACCGTTTGAGCCTACGCCGTAATCACCCTGATATAGTGGGTTAAGTGCCATAATAGATGTACTACGTTGTACAACCTCCGTTGGTGTAAATTTAAATGTTTTTGTTACTACTTCATCCTTACCACCTGATAATTCACTTGCCGAAATCGACCCATTTACTATTGCGTATTCTACTGTTTTAGAAGGTTCGGTATAAATTAGTATTAGTTGAAATTCTTTTTGGTTTTCAGTCTGTCCGTCTAAGTATTGGTGAGTTGGATTATCTGGAATATAGTTAACTACGATTTCTAAATCTTCAGCAGATTTTTCAGAAAGTAGCTTTGTATTATATTCACTATCATATGTTTCGATATCACTTACATTAGAATCGATTGTTAGTACTGGAAATGCCGATACCTCATCAATTTTAATATTAGTAACACCTTGTGGTGAACGGTTTCCCGTATCTGTATTATAGGATAGGGTTAAGTTCTTTCCTGTAAAAATCCCTGTCATAATTTATTCCTTGTTATCTAGTTTTCTCTGTAACTTGTATATTTATAGAGAAAGCTAAACTCACGGAACCAGTTACGGGATCGGTAGTAACATCACTTTGATCATAGATATATGAGATTAGTACTAGCCCGGCATCTTTAAATGCCTGTGCTTTTGACGCATCAAATGTACTAATGATTTGGTCATAGGTAATTGACGGGGCAGTATTTGATGTATCGGGATTTGGGGATACTACATAATGTATATTGAATGTTCCCGCTTGGCGTTGCCTCGGTCCGAAAGTGATACTATCCATATTAAAAATAAAACCAGACTCTACGAATACATCAGCATCACGATCTACTGTTAAATTCTTAGTAGCATTGATTAATGTTTTCATGGTTTGGCGTACTTGAGATACTAAATCCATTAGTAATCCTCCGCGTAAGATTGCCCTTTCTGAGTACGGTAATAAACATCTACCATCCCCGATAGGTCATCAACGATGTGATAGACTACGTAAGGTTCGGAATCAATGATCAGTACTGTATTAGTTTTTATATCAGCAGTTACTAAAACTGCTTTTTTAATAGTGACATAATTTTCTACACCTTCGACAAAACCACCGCCCGTATCAACGGAAACGGGAACGGCCTCTACAATTCCTGTAAAAACCGTTCCCGTAGAAGTTTGTAATTTTGTACCGAAGGCTTGAAGAAACATGTCACATTGTGAAATGTCAAAAGCCCTCATAAGTAGTATTACGCAAGTTTCATTACATAAAATGCTTCTTCATGTGCTACTGTGTGATCAATATACGCAAAGGTACGTAGTGCGATACCTTGACTTGCACGATAAGTAGTATCATCACGATCTACAGTTAGGCCACCCCATGAAGCTAGAATTACATTACTGAAGTCACCAAATACAATTTGACCTGCTTCAATTTGAGTAGATTCAATAACACGTACAGAATCACATAGCCATGCTTCAAAGCGGAAACCTTCAATCATGTATTTTGCGGCGGTGTTAGCACCAACTAGAGTACTACGTAGAATAGCTGCGGTAGTTGGGTGAACGATTGCAACAACGTTATCTACACGTACATTAGCTGCTGCTAGTAATGCTAGTGCGTTTTGTACATCTTCCTGTGAAGGTGCGGCAGCTAGAGTACCGTTAGGTGCTGCGGCGACAATACTGGATAGAATTTCTTTTTCTAGTTTCAAGCCAGCACCACGTACCATTGCATCTTGTACATAGCGTTCTGCGGTTTCTGCTGATTTTAGTAGAGTACGGGTGATTGGAACGGAACCAGTGAAAGTCTTAGGCTTCATTACAATACGTTCCCATTTAGTATCTACTAGTGGGGAATCAGCACCTTCATCAACAAATGCAAACATTGCAGTGAAATCGGAAGAGAGTTTTGGGATTACTAGATCGCCCTGCCCCTCTAAACCACTAAAGGTTTGAATTGGTAGTTGTGCAAAAATAGAGTTAGCACGTAGTACATCAATATAGCTATCTACATAGACTTCTTTAACTAGAGCACCACCAGTAGCGGCAGCGGTAGAAGTAGTACGTAGTTGATTCATTGGTACTTCAACTGGTGCACCTTCAAATGCTTTACCTGCTGCGGCAGCACGAATTAGACCATTAATTACAGATTTTTCCATCTTGTTTTCCTTAACGTTAAGAGGATTGTTTTCTTTATTTAGTGAACGTTTGAAATCAGATACGCTAATTCCTTTAGCTAATGCCTCTGATACATCCACATTTAGTACTTGACCAATAGAAGTAAGTTCACGTTTGCGTTCTTGTTCTGCTTTGTCGGCTTCGTCTTCCATATCTTCTGGATGATCTGCTTCACCATCTGCATCTGAGAATTCGCCTACATCGCGTTTATCTTCTACTTCAACTGGTTCATTACTATTTAGTGATTCAGGTTCAACACCTTTATCTTGTAGTTTCTTTAGTAAGTTTGGACGCTTCGAAAGCATTTCCTCTAACTCACTATCACTTAGTTCAATATCTGCTACGCCGCCGTTCTCGTCGTTATCAACTTCTAAAACTTCTTTAATATCGTATGCTTCATTGTCTAGGCGGGTTTCTTCCATACCTTCTTGTTCTTCCATGAGTCTTTCCTCTTCAATAGTTTTCTCATTACTATTTAGTGGTTCGTCCTCATGGGCTTCTTCTAATTCATCTTCGAGTACATCACGTAGCTTTTCATCAGTACCGAAGGATCGACCAATACCTACTGTTTCATCTGCGGGTACTGTTACTAGTGAGATTTCATAGATTTCAAAGTTAGTAACAACAATATTGTTACCTTCCATTCGATAATCATAGATGTTATAGCCAATACTAATATGTGATAATATTCCTTCCTGGATCATTTCCCACATAGTATTACCTAGTCCTACTTGGCTAATACGTAAGGTAGCACGGCCTACACGGTCGGCATCCATACGGGCTTCTACTACAGCACCTAGTAATTTATCGCGATCATGATTGAATAGTACGGCACCCTTATTATTAAGGCGGCGTAGGTCTACGTTTTCTTCACCACAAAGAAGAATTTCATAATAAAGTTCATCATCAATGATACGGCTTACTGGCTGTTCACTACAGAATGCTACTTCAATAGTACGTTTATCGGCATTAATTGCCTGTACTGGTATCGTTAGATCCCTCTTCTGGTTCTTTAGATTCAAATCCATTTGATTCTATTTCCTTATTTTGGTTGTTATCTTCCTTCTCTTTTGCTATTTCCTCTAGGGTAATACGTGGATCACCACCCATTTCACTAATGATTTGAGTTTTAGATTTTAGTCCTGCGTCCAATAGCATGATCTCGGCTTGAATATCTTTAGTCGGATCTAGGGAAATTGGCTTAACGGGAATATAACGAGCACAAATTAAATCATCAAAATCTGAGAAAGAAAGATTAAGACTATTGTTATTTAGCATTTCATTTTTCAACCACTCTAAGTAGATTGGTTTTAGTACCTTACTGATTAATACATTAGTACGAGTACGGAATGTTGTAGCCTGTAGTCGTTCGGCTAACTTGGCTGCACTAAATGAAGCATCGGCAGTACTGCCCATTAGGGATTGCTTAGTGACGTTTAAACCCATTGAGATTTGATCCATTAGTTCACTAGTGAATTCACCAATCTTATCTACACCATTAGAAGGGTTAACAGTTTTAATGTCTTGGTTTTTACCCAATTCAAATACTGCACCTGCTTCTAGATATTCGGTATAGGTAGCCGTAGTATCTTCTTCACCTGCTACTAGTTCTACTTGGTCGGTATCATTATTATTATTAGTAATGTACGCCGTAGTACTGGCAGAAATACGTTTAGCGATTAGTGCCGCTTCGGTGAAGTTCTTTAAATCTTCCATAGTCTTATTAGTACTGATCATATCCGGTATACCGCGTTCCTGCCCCATCTGTTGAGGGATGAAATAGTGATAGATTTCACTAGCCGGAATAATGTCAAATGCCGTAGCATCATATGTATAGGTAATCGGGTTATAGATACAGAAATAGTAATTTACGGGTTTATGATATTGGTCAAACTCAATACCATTACTGATATAGTTACCATTAGCTAACCACTGGTTATTTAGTTGTGTTAGTCGTGCTGCGTCGATAATTTCTACTTTGATAGTACCGTTAATTTTATGAATACGAATGAAACATTCACCATCCTGTACACGAATCTTTTCAACGGTCTGTTGGAAGATATCGAACGTCATAGAACCATCGAGGCTAAAACGGTCGGCATCATAAGCCCAACGGTCAAAACGCTTTTCAAGTTTCTTACTTAGTTCATGTAGTTCTTCTTGGCTTGCGTTCTCTAACTGTGGATCTGGCTTAACATAGACCCCTTCAGCACCTACTACGCCATCCACGGATAGGTTCATATACTTACTACCTAGTGGATTCTTTAGTACTGCTTCGCGTGAATGATTACGCCAATCAGAGAGAAACCAACGGATCAAGTTGTTTAGGTTCTGTGAACCTGTACCCGAAGTGAAACCAAAACTGATGACGGGTGTACTCATACCACGTACTGCCTGTAGATCACGCTTGAGGTTAGTTTGTGGTTTGTCGATTAATCGTTTAGTACTGGCTTGTGCTTTTCGCTGTTGTGGTAGCTCCTGCGGCTGCGGCTGTGTTTGTTTTTTCTTCCAAAACATTATCGTGTTCCCCATCTATTAGGATAATTAGGATCACGGAATACGGTTACACTCTTGAACGGTCGCCCATTACCATTTACGGGTTGATCATTCATGATTGCCCATAGAGCATTAGCACGCTTGATATAACGGATACGCATATTTTCAAGATTAGTAAGATTCTCACTGATCAAAGTTTTATTATTTATTGTTAAACTATATACACCACCGCCCGATACTTTAGCCTTAATTACTTCATCGATTTCTTTAATCAATGCGATCATACTTGCGTATTCGGTCGTATACTTAGTTGGGTTGATTATCTCACTAGAAAAGTTTTTTGCTTTACCAGTACTGGTATCAATCAATACACAAAATAGCTTTTCACTTCCACCAGCAATATCTAATGTTAGTGTGAAATCTTTCGGTACTGAATCGGTATTAACTAGGGTGATACTACTACCACCCGTAAGATAATTAACTACTAAGGTATTCGAGGCGGGAATAGTTACTACTTGATCATGGGGCATTGATACCGCGTAGATCGTTTCTGGTAAAATATTTGCCATTTCATTTCCTTATTTACCAAACCATGAAGATCCTATCCCCCCTCGTCTTACCTGTTTAGATTTGGGTTTAACCTGTGGGGTTTCTTTCGGTACTGGTTTGGATATTGTTTCTTCTTTATTTATTGTTTCTTCTTCTACTTGTGCTTTCACCGTACGTAACTTTCTATATGGTTGTTTAGTACCTAACTTTGTTACTAAGTATTCACGACCTATTAAGGCATAGTTAATACAGTCTAGAGTTTCATTTCTTGTACTACCCTTTTTAGGTTGCCACATTAATTTACCGCCCCTCGGCCTTAGTTCTTCGGCGGTTAATTGCTCGAAGTAGTTAGGGGGTAATGAGGCACTAAAATGTAATTGAGTTGGTGAATCTTCGGGTGTATCACTCGTCATATGATTTAGTAGTCTACGAATCGTAGATTTACCGCGTTGTGTATTAAGTACGAGGAATCTATTATGACTACTACGGGATTCTTTGAATAACTCGGCTTCGGTACTATTACCACCCTTGATTGCATGGAACTTAGCCCACTTACTACAGAATCGATATACGGTTTGCGTGGCGTTACCAGAGTCTACGAAACAACCTAGTGTTGGTATTGGTCTACCACTTACAGTACTGAATTGTTGCTTACAGAATTTCTCTAGTTCATTCCATGCGGGTGATTCGTCCTTAGTACAATCGTGTGCTCTTATAATTTCGTGACCTAACACCCATACATTCTTTTCATCAAAGGCAATTACGGTAGTTTCTAGGCGGTCTAATTGGGCATCGGTTGCCGTGATGATCGCTAGGGCAGAATCTGGTATTGCCTTGATATGAAATTTATCACTCTTATGTTGTTCAAGGGCGATTACATCAACTTCTTTTTGATACTCATCCTCGTAAACTTCACCCAAATCATTATTATAAAATGTCTGTAGGTTGAATGAATATAAGGCGTCCGCATATCTACTTACCATTTCTTCGATAGTATTAAGTGGTGATATCATGCGGCTACATTGATAACCTACTACGCCCTTTTCACCATTAGGATTAGTGGCGATCCATCGCCCATTGTCTACCATCTGGTGGCGTTTGTGTTCGTCGATCTCTTGTTCACAGTTAGGACAAATTAATCTAGTAGTACTGGCATCAGGAATACCACGACCATTTTCAAGTTGTTTAAATTGAAACTTTACTTGGTCCCATTCAAATTTATATTCATGTCCACAATCATGTGTTACAAACCAGTAGCGTTTATCAGAAAGATTGAACTCACTATTTATTAAGTCATTTCGAAAGAGCGGAGTACTTGCAACTACTACTAATGCATCATCCCCGAAGGTAGTAGTTCTTGCCTCTGCCATCTTGATTGGATTTCCTTGCTCACCAGTAGTTAAGTTACTTACTTCATCGAGTAGAACCATAGAACAAGTAATACCACGTAAATCTTTTGGTGAATTCATATTGAGCCAGTACACAAACGTACCATTACGTAGTTCTGTTTGTTTGGCATTGTTCGCGGCAGATTTATCAGATTTAGTAGTAACTAATTTAGATAGTACTGGACTAGCTTCTACTACTGGCATAAATTTACCAACACGGAATTTTTTAATATCATCTTCACTACTACTAGCAAATGCAAAGTTAGCGGGGGCATTAGCCATCTTATTGACGGCAATTGCCGTCATTACTTGTGTCTTTAGTAATTGTGAACATGCTTGTATAACAATCTTTCTAGTACTACGTTCCTGTGCTATATCCATCGGTTCGCGTTGGAAACTAAAGGGTACAAAATCCATCGACATACTAGGACCATCAACCAGTTTCATTACACTAGTAACAAACTCACTTGTTTTCATCTTCGGAGGTGGCTGGATCGTCGTCTGTGCTGATCTTAGGATCTTCGTTAATCTCTTCTTGTTTGTGTTCATCTAATACTTCCATGTCATTTGGTAAATTTTCAAATTCCATCTGTCCTAGTTGGAATAAGGTTGAATCTATTTCATCGCGTAATAAATCGCGTAAGTCTTTCGCATTCGTCATTTTGAATAAGTCTAGATATACTCTATTTGGAATTGCTCGAATGGATGTTTTAATCTGGTGAAGATATGCCGTTAGTACTGTCTCTACGTACTCGGCATTAATTACGACTTCAAGTTTTTCTTCTAATTCTAATTCGGTAATCTGGCGTTCGGCTTCGAGTTTCTTTAGTCGCTCTTGTTGTATGCGTTCTTGTATATCGGTTTCACGTAGGGGTTTTAGTATGTTCTGTACTATCCACGCTCGTGTATCTTTCTCGTCTGTACCAGCACCAACGGGCATACCTTTATCTTTCCACTGTCTAACACTGCTCTCGTCATATCCGTATTGTTTAGCAAGCTGATTCATGCTAATAGGTTTTATTGTCATTTGTTTTTCCTTTTCAGTACTGAATTATAAATGCATAATTATGCATTACTCGGTTCGGGTAATTGTTATAATGTAACATATATTTAATATAGTGCGGGGGCGAAAACTCGCATATTGAGTCAAATTTGAGGGGGACCCAGAATAAAACCTATATATATCAATAGCTTATTGTTTATTTCTATCCATTCTCATTTGAACCAGTACCGCACCACTCATTCACTTTGTATGCATACTTATTCAGTAGCCTTGTGAGTATTCAGGAATATGATTGCGTAGTAGTCCTGCACGTGTTCACCTTCAACCGTATGTTGGTTCACTAGTTCTCTTAGTACTGAATCCATACGCACTAACAATTTTTTCTCATTGGCTTTATATTGTCCTAATGCTTCAATAGGATAAGACCACCTGCCAATCTTGAAAGAATGTTCATATACCATACTGATATATTTATGATAGATAGCTATTGCATCCTCATAGACATAGATATCTAGATCACTGTGCTTGATATGAATACTTAATAGCTTTTCTTGGCGGGTAGGTAGATAGCCGTGATATTCTCCATCGTCATCGATGTAGACCGTACCACCTTTGTAGTGCTTGAATAGTTTCATGTGAATACTCCTATGTTGTACTTAGAAGTATTTAGGCGTAAAAAAACCCGCACTGAGGCGGGTTAGTTATTACATGGTTTCTACTTTCCAGCGTCCACCGGGCTTGGTAATTCTATATCGATGTACATCATCACATAATATATCTGCATTCCCCGTGTAGCTGTTACTAGTGAACATAGTAACCGTATTACACTGGTAGTCTCTAGACTGTACTAATGACTGTGCAAAGTCCTGTGCGTCTTGTTCTTCCTGTGCTGTGAGTCTTACTGGTTCTTCATGGTTAGGTGGAGTGTTATCTCTTCCCTTAAATGAAAAGAATGCGATAACTAACAATGCTAAAACAAATATCTGCTTCATCAGTTACAGTCTACCTTGTTAATTGAAGGTGTTTTGAAGTCTGGCATATTGAACATCTGTACACCCCGTAGAGTGTTCTTGTCTACGGTGATCTGTACCTCTATGCCGTTCTGCTTGTCCTCATGGAAGTAAACATAACTGGTTTCTGTTTCCTTCTTATCTTCAAAGTTTTCTTTCGTTGAAGATCTCATGTTCACCTTACTTGGATCTACGTTGTCGTAGACTTTACAAACTAAGTCCGGTACATCCATATACGCATTAGCCTGTGAAGATGCCAGTACAGCCAATGCGAAAATCACTTTCTTCATCTGTAGTTCCTGAGATTTGTAATGCGTTCTGCACGAATCAAGCAAGTAACGCTATTATTGTCACTATCGTAGTAAGCGTTGTAGATCTTACCACAATCACTAGTAAACTGTGGGCGATAATACTGCACACCGTTACGAGTTCCTGCATCAAACATAACTATATTATGCTTGCCTACTGTACCTACTTTTGCTTTGTCCATGAATGTGTAGTTATTGCTACAACCAGATAGTACTAGCATCATTATGAATAGGATTATTTTTTTCATTTTTATACCTCTTATTATTGGTCGAGATTATACTGTTTTCCTCTGGGAAAGATAAGATTTAATAGTAGTCCGCTACCAAAAAAGGTAGTTATTATAAGTAACATTGGGAAGATTTACCTACAATAGCTACTGGTGAGAGTAGCTATTAGAGATAGTCTTACTTCTGGCTTTTAAAATCTTCGTCTACTTTCTTCTTGAAGTTAGCTAACAGGGTTTTATCGTCTGCCCCGCTTTTGTCCTTCTTCTTGAATTCTTCAAAGTAGCGTTGGCTTGTTTCGTTCAACTTACCACGGCTATTGATATGGAATTCTTTACCGTTCCATAGTGCGTTCATCGGGTAGGCTGCTTGATAGTCCTGTGAGTACTCTCTCAGCAGGTTATCAACACTTTCCATTTCTGGACGTGCCTTAACTAAGGTCTGGTACGCTTCACTATCTCGAAGGGCTGCGGGTAACTGTTTATTTACAACAGTGTACGATTTCTGCCCGATAACTACGGTGAATGACTTATTGTTACTGTTGCTACTGGTTCCACGGACTACAGTACGTATGCGGGTTACTGGTGCTACACCACCCGTAGCGGCTTCAATCAGTTCTTCAACACTAGTAAACATCCCCTCAGAAGTGATAAGACCTTTAAGGGCTTCTAGTGCTTCTTTACGGCGTTCTTCCTGTGCCGTAGCAATGTATGCCTTAACATCATTAAGGCGGTTTACCAGCTCGTCTATCTCGTCTGGTGCGATAGCTGCCAGTTCCTTACGGCGGTCGGCATCGGCTACCAGTACACCAACATTGAAATCATCTACGAGGATAGAACGGATCATAGTGGCGGTAATTGTTTTAATTGCTGACATAACATTTCCTCATTCACTGAGATTAAAGTTGGTTTGATTCGGTGAGTTTCGAGTGATCCCATTCTGGAATTTCCCTTAATTCCCGTATCATCTTAACATCAAGTTTTAACTCTACCAGTACGAAATCTAAGGGTAGAGTACGGCTTTTAGATAAAATTCATTCTATCGAATGATATCAGCGATTACTGAATAGTATCAGGCTTATACTGATAATTCCCATCCTCCAGTACTGTACCATTCATGATACGGTGTAACAGTTCTTTATAGATAAGGCTGTTACGGTCAATCACGGCAGTTACACCACTATTAGATACATACAGAATGTGTGAACCATTGCCACTTTCAATAATATGTTGGTTTTCGGCCAGTTCATAGACAAAGGTATTACCATTGATACAGGTAATTGTGATTGGATAACCCCTGTAGCTAATGTTACGTACTGGCAATGCGGGTACTGGTAATTTAGAGTTTAACATTAATACGCTTCCTAGTGATTAGTGCTAGTAAGGCAAGCTCTTTAGATTCGTACCAGTTCTTGCCGTCTGAGTAAGGTTTGTTACGGTGGCGGGGGTGTCGACTTAGGACTACTGAACCCGCTTTCTTTCCGTAATCGTCGTAAACTTCTATAATGTTGCCTACTACATTTAACTTCATCTTTCCCCCATGCCGCCCTGTTGATAGCTATTGTTATTGAATTAGCTAATGCCGTCAATATCTAATAGCTAATTATTTCACCTAAAATAGCTAAAGCATTGTTTTCATATGATTTAAATTTTAGCTATTGATCTTTTAGCTAATGATGAATTACTATAGCTATATCGAAAGCAAGGGGAGTATAGAGAATGACTAAGGTAACGTATCAACAACGTGGAAACATCACTGATGTAATGGTAGATGGATTGTACGTAGGTTGTGTAGTACTAGGGGAGGATGGGAAATACAGGACGGTACATAAGAATTCGGCAGTACCTGGTGAATTTACGGCGTTACACTTCGCTACCTACCACGTAGAAACAGCAAAGCCCCGTTAATGGGGCTTTTTTTATTTGCGGGTACGTTCATTTCTTTCTTCATTTGCGGTGATTGATTCACGTAAATCTGCGGCGAGTTGTTGCCAGTATTCATCATCACAATCTTCGATAACATACACGAGTATTTCTTCTAACCAGTTAGCGTAATCTTCGATACTCTCAATATAGGCTTTTACTTCGGGGTGTCCTTGATCAATTAGGGGGTTGATATGTCGTACATCTTTTCCAAATAGTGTGTTACTCAT